CAGGTCCATCACATCACCGCGGATTATTCCTGACTAGCAATGGACCAGGGATCAGCATCCAGTGAAGACGGCTCATGGAGGCGAGCGGTGTGACACTGGATCTGTCCCGTGGTTCAGGTCTATAGCTTTAATTCTAAAGTAACCTGAACCAATTCTTAAATTCTACTTTATCTCTTCAACCATATCGACTTTGATGTTTTCCATACCCATCTCTTCTGGTCCATCTTCTAAAGCTTCATCGTAGCCCTCGCCTTGAGTCTCAAATAATTCTTGAGCCTTTTTAGCAGAGTCGGCTTCGATGACAACGTACTGCCAAACGTCAGCAGTGTAGTGTACTTTATATCTCGACATACTTTTCTCGCTTTCTGTATTCTTTTGAATACGAAACTATTATAACAAAAGATTGTGGCAACAATGTGTCAAAGAAGAAAAAAGAATTGGTCAAGATTGTCGCAGGTGCGACAATTTGGTGAATATACGTTTCTCTTTTTTTGTGATATAATAGGGGTGGGCTGGTCGGGAATAATATACCCATGTATATTTAGGTGCGACAATCTGTCCAAAAATATTTTTTGTTTGGACACATTCTTGCCACATTGTTTTAGTATAATTATCGCATGAAAGTTAAAAACGATCATGTAAAAATAAATTGTGAGGTATGTAATGTACCCTCAATTACTTTCAATTTTCACAAAGAAATTTGGGAAAGTGAAAGTATAATAGATGATGTTGATTTCTATGTACCTGAAGAAGTTGGCATTTATATTTGGAAACCTTTCAGGTACAGAAAGAGCAGAAAGTAATGTACTTAGTAATTAAGAAATACTCTTATGAAACATTAGAGCCATCTTTTACTGTGTCATACTCAACAACGGACTATCAAGACGCTATGGAAAAGAAGAATGCATTAGAGGTCTTGTCAAAGGAACATGAAACTTTAAAAATTGTACCATTTCCTGAGGTAGTTGTTGAGGAAAAAGAAGAAAAACAAAAAACCTTATTTGGTTAATTGTTTTTCAAAAAAGATTGTGGCGACTTAATTTCGCCACAATCATTTGTTATAATAAATATAGAAAGCGAGGTAAAATATATGTCAAAAGAAAAACGATTGACACTCAATGCAGAAAAAAGAAATTCAATAGCAAATGTATTTCAATCGCATTGGGAAAGAGAAGATAGTAAGGTTATTCAAAATTATAATCTTGCTAAAGAGAATTACAATTCTTTAAGATCATCTATGAAAGAGTTGGTCGAGAAGATTGTAAGAACACATCAACCACAAGAAGATGTTGATACAATTCGTAGAATGTCAAATAAGTATGGCAGTAATGGTGGGGAGTTATACCATGATAACTGCTTTAACTTTAGATACTCATTTACAAAAGTTGATGATGAGGGAAATAAAGTTGATGACTACGAAAATGTCAATGTTGATTTTGGTTTAGAGCCAACAAGAAGTTTCGGCTATGCCTATTATCGAAACGAGTTAAAAGAGAAAGGGCATAACCCTGACTTCTTGTATGAATGGCAAGATGAAAGACGAAACCCTAGATATTACGAGGAAGAAAACGCTTGTGATAAATGGCTCGGTTATCGTAATTCATCTAACGAGGATAAGTCATTCATAAAACCAAAAGCAGAATGGGAAAATGATTTTAAACTTTGGGTTATCGGCTCAAGTTATTGTCATACTCGTAATTTTGCAGTTGATGAAACTACTTTCAATGTTTTAAATCAATTTAGAATAGCGCAAGAAAAATTGATTGAAGCGCATGAAAGTATATTTAGTTATGTCAATGAGAAGATGAAGAAGTTGAGGTTAGGTTTAAAATCTTACCGATACTTTGACCAAGCCAAATCTCTTGCTGATAGGTTAGGGGTTGCTCTTAATGAAAGTATCTTAAATGAGAGTAGCAGTTTAGCATTATCAGTTTATAGTCCTGAGAATTTGGCAAGTCTTTTGGAAGATAAGGTTGAGATGACTAGAGAAGAAAAAATCGCATTTTATAAGAAACAACAAAGTGCGACAATAATGTAAATGTACTTATGGTGGCAGTTGTGCTATACTGCCACCATAACAAAAGAAAGCGAGGAAATAATGTTAAAGAATAAACCTTTTACTGTAACTTACTACTCAGCAAAAGATAAAAAGACAATTACTAGAAATGCATTGTGGACTGACCAATGCAGATATTGGACTTCAAAAGCAGGTCGTTTAATCATGACTTATTTTGATGTAGATAAGAATGAGTACAGAAATGCAACCGACACATGGAGTATTAGATGAGTTGGGGAATAACGATTGCGAATGTAGCCATAATTATTTATGGCTACATAATTTTAACTATACTAGGAGTAATATAATGAGTAATTATAATTGGTGTCATGGACCAAAGTGCCATGAGAAAACAACGACAGATCGAGTCCGAGGTGTCAAGGGGCATAAAGTTTTAAGGACTCGAAAAATAAAAGAAACGCAATGGAATGCCAACAATATGTGGTCGCATTTTTGTAGTCAAGGTTGTTGGAATGATTTCATGTATGAACATTGGGAACAGTTTATTAATATGTACCCAAGAACCGAGCCTCTCGAAACAGAAATCGAGGACCCAAAAAAAGAAGAAAGCCAATATGGTTGGAGTCATTGGAAAGAGGTGCGACAAAGTTGACAATGTACTTATGTGCCCATTAATGCTATAATGGGCACATAACAAAGCGAGGAAATATGGATAAACAAGAACAAGTAATAATACTAGCAAGACTAACTCAAATAAAAGATATGCAAATTTTTCTTTTAAAAGAAGAATTAAAATTAAAAGAAGAATTAAGCAGATTAAAAGACTTAGAAGAAGAAAGAACAAAAGTTTAACTGCGACAATATTGACAATGGCGCATTAAGCGCCATTGTGCTATAATAGGACCATATTAACAACTAAGAAAGCGAGGAAATATGATTAAAGAATTAAAAAAAGAATATCTACCAGGTGGCAGCAAGAGACAATTTATTTTAGATAAGGCTGTTGAATATTTACAGACACCAGGATTGCAAGCAAACAAGCACATGTTTTGTATTGATGTACTTAAAATGACAGAGACCGAGTATCTTGAGGCATTGAACAAAGCAACCAATGGCGCTCTTGTAGATTCAGTTTGGAATTAACTGCGACAATATTGACAATGGCGCCTACGGCGCCATTGTGCTATAATAGGTCCATAACAAAGCGAGGAAAAATGACAAAAGAAAGAACAGAAGAAAGAAAGAACAGATTCAACGGCGAGTCTGTTATGTTAACAAAAGAAGAAGCAATAATTCATGACAGAATATTTATCAATGAATTAGGTGCAACGTTAGAAGACAAGGAACTAGGCTACGGTGCAAGTAAACTATGGGACAAGGTGCGTAAAGATCTTGACTATTTTAGAAAGCACAATGCAGAAGCTTACATGGTGTTATTAGACTAACACCATTAAGAGGTGCGACAAAATGTCGCACCTCCTCGCAGCATGCGACAAAATGTCGCAGGGGTGCGACAAAATGTCGCAGGCAGCAATAGAGGTACCAACAACATTTGGAAATTTGAAATTTTTTTAAAACAAGATATAGTGTCAAGCAAAAGGGGTCCCTACAGGTGCGACATTATGCCAACTTTTGTATACTTAAACGGATAAAATACTTTTTGGTACCATATGAATATTGATAAAGAAAAATTAAAAAATTTTGAAAAACTTCCTGCAGATGTAAGACGACAGTTCTCTTTGCTAATGAATCAATGGCAAGAGAAGAAAAAGGAGTCTCGGATTCAAAACGATTTTATGGCTTTTGTAAAACACGTTTGGCCTGATTTTGTAGAAGGGTCCCATCATAAACGTGTAGCAAAAAAATTTAATGATATTGCAGATGGAAAGATAAAGCGTGTAATAATTAATATGGCGCCTAGACATACTAAGTCTGAGTTTGCATCTTATCTACTTCCTGCATGGATGGTAGGTAGAAATCCAAAATTAAAAATTATTCAATCAACTAATACAACTGAATTATCTGTAAGGTTTGGTCGTAAAGCAAAACAATTAATTGATTCACCAGAGTATCAACAAGTATTTAAAACAAGATTAAAAGAAGATTCTCAAGCTGCAGGTAAATGGGAAACTTCTGATGGCGGAGAATATTATGCTGCGGGTGTTGGATCTGCAATTACAGGTCGTGGTGCCGATCTATTAATTATTGATGATCCACATACTGAACAAGATGCAATGAATGCTGCAGCTCTTGAAAGAACTTACGAGTGGTACACATCAGGTCCGAGACAACGTCTTCAACCTGGTGGAACTATTGTAATTGTAATGACTCGTTGGAATGAAAAAGATTTAACAGGAAGATTAATTAATGCACAGAAAGAACCAAAGGCAGATCAATGGGAGGTAATTGAGTTTCCTGCGATCTTACCAAGTGGTAAACCCCTGTGGCCTGAATACTGGAACTTGAAAGACTTGCAAGCAGTTAAAGCCTCGATTCCTGGTTCAAAGTGGAATGCACAATATATGCAGAATCCAACATCAGAAGAAGGTGCACTAATTAAACGTGAGTGGTGGCAGAAATGGGAATCAGATGAATTACCACCATTAGAACATGTAATACAATCTTACGATACTGCGTTCATGAAAAAAGAAACTGCTGACTTCAGTGCGATAACGACATGGGGAGTATTTACTCCAAACGAAGATAGTGGTCCCTGTCTCATGCTTCTGGATTCACTAAAAGGTAGATATGAGTTTCCAGAGTTAAGACGTATTGCTCTTGATCAATACGGTTATTGGAAGCCAGAAACAGTTATAATCGAGAGTAAGGCATCAGGATTACCTTTGACTTATGAATTAAGAAAGATGGGTATACCTGTAATTAACTTTACACCGAGTAAAGGAAATGATAAACATACAAGAGTTAACAGTGTTTCTCCGCTGTTTGAATCAGGGAGAATATGGGCGCCCACTGAAATGGAATTTGCACAAGATGTAATTGAGGAATGTGCAGCCTTTCCATATGGAGATCATGACGATTTAGTAGACTCCATGACCCAGGCTGTTATGAGATTTAGACAAGGCGGATTGATTAATCACCCAGAGGATTATCAGGACGAACCTTTACAACAGAAACAAAAGGTATATTATTAATATATGGAAACCTACGAAGAAGTCATTGACGCATATAACCTAAGTTCTGAGAAAAAAGATGGTATGTCCTTGACGGATTACATAAAAACAAATAATATAAAGATTAAGGAGATTGAAATGTCTCCTTTAGACGATTTAAAAAAAGTAGCTAAAAAGGCTGACGGAGGAATCATGTTAAGAGAAAATTATAGAGCAGGCACTATGGATCCAGATGAGATTCCAGAATTGGAAGAAATGCCTAATGAAGAATATTTAGATTTATTAAAACAATTAGGTGCACCAGAACCTGGAAGTGGACAGGAATCAAGAGGTATTAAGAGTCTTGAAAAAGGAGCTCCATCAATAAAAATGGCAGGCGGTGCTGATCCTCTCTTAATCAGAGAGTATGAAAAATATGCTTATGACATGAGAGAGCAGGGTAGAGAGCCTATGCCTTTAAAAGATTTTATTAGAATGATTCTTGCTGAAGCAAGAATGGGTGTCAAAGCAGGCGGACTTACATCAATAATATAGAGGTACCATGGACCTCGTTCCACCAAAAAAACCTTTCACAGCAGATCAATTTAGATTGAAAACGGACCTATACATTAAAGGTGCGTTAGGTGGTTTTGATACTGGTGAAATGGTTGACTTGATTCAAAAAAATTTAAAAAAGATTCAGGAATCAGGGACCATGAGTTATGATGATGGTATTCTGTTTATTAAAAACAGAACACAAGAGTTAAAAGATTTTATAAAAGAAAATCCAGGAAAGACATTACCACCTTTACCAGGTTTTGAAGAGAGAGAAGAGTTTGAATATGGTGGCACTAAAAAAGTACAAGTGATTAGAAAACTTTTTGATTTAGCAGGTGGTGAAGAGGGTGTTGGTAAAAGCTTTGAAGAGTTTATGGCTGATGTTTTGTTTGAGGGAGATTACTTAAATGACAACTAAGGGTAAAAAGAGTGGACCACCGCCAGAAAAAGGGCCTCAGTCACAAGGGTTGAATTTAAAATATAACAGTGTTAAAACAGTAAAATTAACGGAGAAAATTAATGGCAGAAATAGACAAGGCTTTACCAAACGAGCCTAGAAAAGAGATTACTCTTCCTGGACAAGAGCAGATTGAAGAAACTGTTGTAGAACAAGTAGAAGAAGAATTACAAAAACCAGAAGAAGTTGAAACGGTTGAAAACGAAGATGGTTCAGTTGATATAAATTTTGATCCTAGTGCAGGATCACAAGAAGGTGGAGAAGACCACTACGCAAACTTAGCAGAATTTTTACCTGACGATGTTTTAGGTGCATTAGGTTCTGACTTAAATCAAAAGTACATGGACTATTCTATGTCTAGAAAAGATTGGGAAAGAACTTATACACAAGGTTTAGATTTATTAGGATTTAAATACGATCAAAGAACAGAACCCTTTCAAGGTGCATCGGGTGCAACACATCCAGTGTTAGCAGAAGCAGTTACACAGTTTCAAGCATTAGCATACAAAGAATTATTACCTGCAGAAGGACCAGTAAGTACACAAATTTTAGGAGTACAAAGTCCAGACAAAGTTCAACAAGCAGGTCGTGTAAAAGATTTTATGAATTATCAAATCATGGATCAGATGAAAGAATATGAACCAGAATTTGATTCTATGTTATTCCATTTACCTTTATCAGGATCAACTTTTAAAAAAGTTTATTATGATGAAGTGGAAGGACGAGCTGTATCTAAGTTCGTTCCAGCAGATGATTTAATCGTTCCGTATACAGCTACCTCATTAGATGATGCGGAAGCGATTATTCATCGTGTAAAAATTTCTGAAAACGATTTAATTAAACAACAAGTTGCAGGTTTTTACAGAGATGTAGATATTGGAAAACCATCAGACAAAGAATCTGATGTAGAGAAAAAAGAAAGAGAGTTAGAAGGTGTAACTAAAACTAAAAATGATGATCTATATACTTTACTAGAGTGTCATGTAAATTTAGATATAGAAGGTTTTGAAGATGTTAATCCACAAACTAATGAACCATCAGGAATTAAACTTCCATATATTGTAACCTTAGAAGAAGGATCTAGAGAAATATTATCTATAAGAAGAAACTATGAAGTAGGTGATCCGAAGAAAAATAAAATACAATACTTTGTACATTTTAAATTTCTTCCAGGTTTAGGTTTCTATGGGTTCGGTCTAATCCACATGATAGGTGGACTGTCTAGAACAGCGACCGCTGCTTTAAGACAGCTCTTAGATGCGGGAACGTTATCTAATCTGCCAGCAGGTTTCAAGATGCGTGGCATTAGAATCAGAGACGATGCTCAATCAATTCAACCAGGTGAGTTTAGAGATGTAGATGCACCAGGTGGTAATTTAAGAGATTCGTTTATGATGTTACCTTTCAAAGAACCATCGCAAACATTATTACAATTAATGGGTGTCGTTGTTGGTGCAGGTCAGAGATTTGCATCAATTGCTGATATGCAAGTTGGAGATGGAAACCAACAAGCTGCAGTTGGAACTACAGTTGCACTTCTTGAAAGAGGTTCAAGAACTATGTCAGCTATACACAAAAGAATTTACTCAGCTCTTAAAAATGAATTCAGATTATTAGCTAGAGTATTCAAGTTATATCTACCACAAGAATATCCATACGATGTAGTTGGGGGTCAAAGAATGATTAAACAAACAGACTTTGATGATAGGGTAGATATATTGCCAGTTGCCGATCCCAACATTTTCTCACAAACACAGCGTATTTCACTCGCTCAAACAGAACTGCAACTGGCAACTTCTAATCCACAGATGCACAACATGTATGCAGCATATAGAAATATGTATGAAGCATTAGGTGTAAAAAATATTGATCAAGTTTTAATGAAACCACCGCAACCTACACCGATGGATCCTGCAATAGAACATATACAAGC